ACAATACAGCTGGATATAACTGTAGTTACTTACCAGTAGATGATCCTAAATCTTTTGATGAGGCTATGTATATACTACTCTGTGGTACTGGTGTTGGCTTCTCTGTTGAGAGACAGTTCATAAAGAAACTACCAGAGATACCTGAGTTGTTTGATAGTGAGTCTACTGTGGTTGTTAAAGATAGCAAAGAGGGCTGGGCTAAAGGATTCCGTCAGGTTCTAGCACTACTATGGGCTGGTGAGATACCTAAGTGGGATGTATCTCAGGTTAGACCTGCAGGTGCAAGACTTAAAACGTTTGGTGGTAGAGCATCAGGACCAGCGCCGTTAGTAGAACTGTTTAACTTCGCTGTAGCTACCTTCAAGGGAGCGCAAGGCCGTAAGCTTAGCTCTATGGAATGTCACGACCTTATGTGTTTCATAGGCCAGATAGTTGTTGTAGGTGGAGTACGCCGTAGTGCTATGATTTCATTGAGTAATTTATCTGATGATAGGATGCGTCACGCTAAGTCAGGCCAGTGGTGGGAAACTGCAGGGCATAGAGCATTGGCTAACAACTCAGTAGCATACAGTGAGAAGCCAGACATGGAAACATTCATGCGTGAGTGGTTGTCTCTGGTTGAATCTAAGTCTGGTGAGCGTGGTATCTTTAACCGAGAAGCATCTAAGAAACAAGCGGCTAAGTTTGGAAGACGTGATCCTAACTATGAGTTCGGGACGAATCCTTGCAGTGAGATCATCCTACGCCCATACCAGTTTTGCAATTTAACGGAGTGTGTGGTAAGAGCTACCGATACACTAGAGGATCTGGAGCGTAAGGTTAAGCTTGCTACTATCTTAGGTACAATACAATCTACTATGATTAAGTTTCCTTACCTACGTAAAGTATGGCAGAACAATACAGCAGAAGAGAGGTTGCTTGGTGTATCTATGACAGGTATCATGGACAACCCATTAATGACACAGAAGAACAAAGGTCTGAAGAAGACACTAGAGCACCTACGTTCTGTTGCTGTAGCTACTAATGCTGAGTGGGCTAACCTACTAGGTATACCTGCTAGTACTTCTATCAGCTGCGTAAAACCTAGTGGAACGGTTTCACAGCTTGTAAATAGCGCCAGTGGAATCCATGCGAGACACAGCCCTTACTATATTCGTACTGTAAGAGGTGACAATAAAGACCCACTAACACAGTTTATGATTGATAGAGGTATACCTAACGAACCTTGTGTTATGAAGCCTGACTCTACAGTTGTGTTTAGCTTCCCAGTTAAGTCCCCTGAGAAGTCAGTGACACGTAACGATATGTCTGCTGTCGAGCAGTTAGAGTTATGGTTAGCTTATCAACGTCACTGGTGTGAGCATAAGCCTTCAGTTACTATAACAGTACGTGATGAAGAGTGGATGGATGTAGGTGCATTTGTGTATGAATACTTTGATGAGATGTCAGGTGTGTCATTTTTACCACACTCAGATCACTCATACCAGCAAGCACCTTACCAAGAGATAAATAAGAAAGCATACAAAGCCTTACTAGCAGAGATGCCTACAAGTATTGATTGGTCAGAGCTATCAGATTATGAGAGTGAAGATAACACAGTGTCTATGCAAACAATGGCTTGCTCTGGGGACTCTTGTGAAATTGTGGATCTGGTGTAAGCTATGTATATAGTATTAGGAACAAGTAATTGTGAGTTCTGTAACAAAGCAAAGAGCTTACTAGAGGAGAAAGGCATAGCGTTTATGCCTTACTCTGTTGATACAGTTAGTAGTAGGTGGTTGTTAACACTGATGTTACAGGCAGGTATGACTACTGTACCCCAGATATGGGATAATGAAGGTCACCATATCGGTGATTATAACAAACTAAAGGAACGGATAGATGGTTGAAGTATTAGTAATGTTTTTCGTAGGTATCGCAGCGGTTGAAGTAGCTGGTGATATAGGTAGTACAACATATAATTATGTAGAGCCTAAGGTAACACAAGGGGTAGACTATGTAAAAGATAAAATCGAAGGGGAAGGAGACGAATAGTGTACGTCCTTGTCCTGATAGCATATATGATAGGTGAGGAACCAACAATAAAAGCCTCACCTGTCCTGTATGAGTCATATGAGAGTTGTATTGATGGTGCAGCACGTGCTATGACAGACGTATACAGGTACTTACCAAAAGAATTTAAACAAAAGGTTTATATATTACCTATGTGTAACGCTTTACCAGAGGACTTATGATGCAACTAAAGTTTGACTTGTTTGAGAATATAGAAGAGAAAGACCCAGAAGATGTTAGGCATAAAAAATGTACAGCATGTAAAGAAGTACTACCTGAGACAAAGGAAAACTTTCATGTAGCTGCTCGTAACCTATCAATAACTGGCAATATTAAAGAGCACTTTTCCAATAAATGTCGCCCCTGTGCAAGTAAAGCTAGAATGGTACAACGCCATCTAACAAAGACACATGGGCATAAAGCGTTTGGAAACTGTGCTTGCTGCGGTTTAGATTCAAATGAACTTAAAACAGATAGGTTAGACTTAGATCATTGCCATGAAACAGAAAGGTATAGAGGGCATCTCTGTAGTAGTTGTAATCGTGGTATAGGTTTACTAGGCGATGATCTTGAAGGGGTACAACGAGCAATAAACTATCTAAAGAAAGTAGAACTAAAGAATGAAGAAGATTGAGCTAGAGGCAACTAACTTTGTTAAGACTAAGAGTGATAAGTTTAACACAGGGCTTAACAAAGAAGTACGCAGTCTAGACAGTTACATCTTAAACAACTTACATGATTGTAAGGAAAGGGAGAGGGTAAGGGAGAAGATACTGGAAGCAAAGATGTGGGCTAGATTAGCTGCAGACAGACACGGAATAAAATAAGGGGGCTTCTTAGCCCCCTCTCTCTTTGTTTATAACTGACCTGCTTCGTCATAGGCATCTTTGAGATGCTCACTATAACTTATAAATAGATCTAGCTCAGCGAAAGAGTAGTCTTCTATTTCACCACTCACACCAAACTTTTCTTTCATTACTTTCTGAGCTTCGGATGTTATCTCTTTAGAGAACTTTGACTGTGCTTTATATACGGCTCTTAGCTTAACGTTATCCCCTGTAGTATAACCACTGTCCAACTTCTCACGTATCTGCTTCTTAGCGCTACGTAGTACAGCCTTTAACATACCGCGTCTTTCAGGCAGGTCAGCTTTCATAAACTTCTCTGTCCTTAAAAGTCTCTGCGTCTGTCTTTCTAAGATAGGCGCTAACATACCGTTGAAAGCTCTATCATAGGCAGGTAGTTTAGATCTTTCATTAGCAGTCCAAGCTTGCATCTCAGACATAGAGTATGCTTTCTCAGTAGCTGTACGACCTTGCTTTATAGTTAGACCAAAGATTCTAGCAAAGGGGTTAGCGTCATATATCTCACCCTCTCTTGTTGCTACTTTTAAATCTTCACCAGTAATAGTATCTGTCTTACCTATGAATGCCTCAAGAATGTTATCAAAGTATTTTGTAGAAGTCTGAGTAAACAAACCAGCGCCATCAGCCTGTCTTACATCTTTAGCTGTATCTGTACCCATAGCAAAACCTACAATCTTATTGACAGCATCTAAGGGTCTAGTAGTACCTGCTAAGATATTACCAAATGTTTTTTGGAAGGCGTTAAACTGTGCACCTCTTGCACCCTCGTCTTGGTTTATCAATACATCTAGTATATTGTTTAGATCATTACCAAACTGAGCATCTTTTGCTAACTGTCCTACAGCAACTTGAGTACCCATCTCTTGTATAAGCTCTGGTGGTACAGTCTCGCCATTCATTTTCATATTGACGATACGCCCAGCGGCAAGGAAGGCAGAGAAAGGGTAGGTGTTTTTAGCATCTATAATCTTACCGCCACCTACATTAATCTCGAATACACCTAAGCCATCATCCCTACGTTCTTTATCATACTGAGCAGCAAGTGCTAAACCAGCTGTCCCAACTATTGTACGAGCAGCCGCATCCATTTCCGTGATATTATCTACCCCTTCAGTCTTAGCCATTCGTTTAAACACAGGTTTAAGTAGTGTCTCAGGTGCAGAGAGGAACGACCACTGATAAGCAGTAGCCACAACGTTGTTAAAGAAACGACCAAAGGGTAGTATAGTACCTAACCCTGGTGTATTAGATACAGTCTCTACAAACTTTGCCGCTGTTCTAATAAGCTCTGGTTGTTCTGCTGTAGTATAGTCTTTAGCAAACACAGACTTTAGAGTAGTATCTAGCGCACCTGATATAACCTCATCATCAATAATTATATCATCAGATAGTAAGGCTTCTTTAAGAGTAACACCTCTCTTTAATCTTAGATATTTATCCATATCAGTCATAAACATTTGAGACTTGGTAAATGTATCTTGTATACGCACACCTGTTATCTGATTCATAGCTCTAGTAAAAGCTTCTACATTACGAAAGGTTGGGTTATTAGGGTCCATACCATAACGTTTAGCTGATGCATCTACACCACCTGCCATAGTTTCAAACAATACCTTTTGTGCGTTTAAGTTTTCAGGGTCTTCTAGAAACTTCATGTACGCATCACGTGTAGTATATGGGTCCATCAAGTTACGAATCTTTTGTACTTGTAGTGAACTGAGAGCACGTGCCTGTCTAAATGATTCCTGTGCACCCTTACGATTGGTGACACTCTGTGCTAAACCTTTAGTCATTAACGCTGTTGAACTAAACAGATCAGCAACAGTTTGACCTACATAGTACTGGCTAAAACCAGCAACGTTTAATGCTGTAGTAGCAGGTGAAGAAACAAGTAATCGTTTCCATACAGACTGACCATAACGTATTGGCTCAGCTGGCTTAGGAACTTTTGTACCATCAGCTAATGTCTTTTCAGAATCCTCAGCTTTTTTAATAGTGTTAGCCTGTAGTTTTATCTTAGTCTCAGCTGCTAATAAACCAGCGTTTAAAGTTTTACTAACCTCTGATGCTACTTGTAGAGTTTTACCAGCCTCACTAAAACGGTCAGCCATAAGATCCCCTAGTTTAACACGTGTACCAGTAAGGTTTCCAAAGGTAAATCCTGTATGCTTACCTATAGATACGTTAATATCTTTGAGTTCTTTTTGTGTAAGTGAGTTAGCTACGTTAGTCATAACGTCAGATATATGAACCTCTTTACCAACCTTGTATCCCTTAGATCTGAACACCCCAACAAGGCCACCTATCTCACCTGCTTTTAACTCATCGGGATCACCAAACATAATCTCTCTAATAAGTTGAGAGTCATCTATTACATCGCCTCTACCCTTCTTACCTCTAGCTACCTTAGCATTCCACTTATCTGCCGCTTTACGTATAGCTTTAGCCGCCTCAGGTGTGTCTGCTTTCTTTAGAATAGGAGAATATAAATCTATTGTATTCTGTGCTAACTTCTCCGTTTCTGTGCGAGTATCTTCAAAGCCTGATTTACCAGCGCCTAGCTTACGTGTAACAAGTTGTGCAGCACCTGCAACACCACCAAGGAGAGCAGAGAAAGCACTCTGTGTTTTACTAAACGAATCCTGTGCTCCTACTGCTAGACGAGCCTCTTGATTTGCAATATCTTGATAGACTGCAGCTGTAGCGTCCAACGCTGTAGTAGCATATAATGATTTAGTTGCCGCTGATTTAAACAGATCCTGTTGTGCTTTTTTCATAGCATCTCTGGGCATAGTCTTCATAGCCTCTGTCTCAACAAGCTTAGAGACTTTATCATACACGCCTTTAGTTCTTGTCTTGGTCATACCTCTAGCCGCCGCACGTGCCGCCGCTTCTCTACCAGCTTTACGACCAGCATCTATAGCGGCTTGTTTTGTAGCACCAGATTGTAATGCTTCTCTACCAGCCCTGCGTACTGCCGCTTTGATAACTTGCTTACCACTTACTTGAACACCACCAGCTGCAGCTCTACCTATACCACCAGTAAGTATACCTAAGTAGTTAGTAGGATCAGAAGCCGCTGCAAACACGTAGTCGCCTACACCTTTTACTGCACCCATTAAACCATCATTAACAAAGACGTTACCTAGTTGATCATATATTTGATAAGCTTTACGTGCTGTCTCTTTTTGTCTGTCGTTTGCTTTAGTAACAAATCTAACTTCACCTGCAGTCATTACAGTATTAGAGTTGAAGTAACGCATGTGCTTTACAAAATCATCTACTACATCTTCATCAGATTTAGTTTGATAATCTACACCCATACGTTCAATCATATAATCACGGATAGGTGAATTATACTTATAGTCTTTTCGTATGTCGTCTAAAGATAATGTTTCTTCTGGGTCAAACGATAGAGTTTCATACTCCTTTTTAGTAGAAGTATCTACACCACTGTAAAGGTTTTTCATATATTCTTTTTGTTCAAAGTAATTCATACTTAGTCACCTTTAAGTTTCTTAGGAGTACCATCTACGTTGTGGGTTTTCTTATATTTGTCATCCCACGCTTGTTGTGCGTTTGTCTCTTTCTCTTTCCCTGAATATTTATTCTCAACCATGACCGTTGCTTCTTTGTCTGTAGGTCTCGGCTCAACTATAATAGGAGTACCATCTGCGTTGTAACGAGCACCATACTGTCTATCCCAGCGTCTAGCATCTGCATTCCCAAAGTCTCCAGTTTCCGCATCTCCACCTGGCCTGTGCTTCTCTGGCGGTAAAGACTCTGCAGTAGGTTGTACTACAGTAGTTTCTGTGTACGGTAATTCTTTCATCTTAGCTTCTTCAGTAGCTGAATCTTTAACATCATCAGTAACTGCATCAGGTTTATCTTTCTTTGGATCTAACCCATATTTACCTTTTAGTGTATCTAGGTATCCATCACCCATAAGTTTATTAATCTGATCCATAGCTATCTGCTGATTAAAGAAACCGCCAACCGCACCATATTGTCCTGCAAACATATCTATATAATCTTCAACCTGACCTCTGGCATATACTTCTGTAGCAATTCTTTGTGCCTCAAGAATCTCTACGGAAGTTACCTCACTTGCTTTACGTCCCTCGTTTTTCGCTTTTGTCAGTAGAATCTGTTGTGCCTTTTCTGCCTCATCTTTTGCTTCTTTAGAAGTTTTTGCATCATCATATATCTTAGTTATATCTTTAGCAAAAGTAAAAGCTTCTGTCTTACTAAAAGTTTCTATATCAGAGAATGACATTACAGCATTAGGTATAAGAGAATTAAACTCAGCTAAACGAGAAGCGGCATTTATATCTGCAACAGACATACCATCACCAGCATCTCTTTTACCTAGTTCTTCTCTCGTTCTATCCATAGCACCGAAGCCAAATAATTGACCAACGATACTAGTGTCGTCTTTAAACTTAGCAGCTTTTGCAGTTGCACCGTATGTCTCTTTAGCAAACTGCTCTAGTGGCATATCAATAAGTGATTTATCAATATCAGGTATGTTGGGCATATTAATAATAGCTTCAACATCGTTAATAGATAGTTTTTCACCTGCGGATAGACCTGCGTTAGCGTGTGCCTTAGCAAGTTTATTTCTAAGCTCACTTACACCTGTCATACCAGAAGCCATAGCAGTACGTATAATACCTTTAGACCTAGCACCTTCTGGTAAATACTGGAGAGCTTCTCTACCTAAAGATACAGCTGCGCTGGCTCTAGCAGTACGTGTATTTATTAGTGCTCTGTTACGCTCACTAGCCTCTATCTGTTCCTGCTTAAAGGCTTCAGCTTCCTCACGCATATCAACCATATTACCTGTTACTTGGTTGAGAAACTCTGCTGCAAACTCTTTCTTATTAAACGCCATTGTATATTAACCCTTTGCCATCAAGCCCATAGGCTTTTGTTCTTGTGTCATTTCTTCTTCTTGTGGCATCTCTTCCTCCGCAGGTTCTCCCTCCTGCGTTTCAACCATAGATTCAACCATCTGTTGCCCTTCATCTGGTGTATCTGTACCTTCTTTATCTAACATACTGTTAGCAATCATAAGGAATCGTTGCATCTCTGCATTTTCTGCTCTCTTCTGTGGGTTATCATTAGTGTCTTTAACATCAATACCCATATCTTCAAGTGAGGCTTTTATGTATGCGTGTATAACAGGTGCTACAACAACCCCTGCATCTATTGAGTGTAGCCCTCGCATAACTCCCTGCATATATGTAGTCTCTACAATAGGAGCTAAGGATGCACCTGCTTGTATCATAGATCCAAAGTCTTGTAACACTTCTTCATTGTCTAGTCTATCAATGTAGTATTTAGCTACTTCGTTAACGTCTGACATTTGCGCTGGTTGTTCCCAAGGGTTATTACGCGGTTCACCTGTGAGTGACTCACCAGGAATTGGTCTATCAAATGGTCCTGCTATTGGCATATTATTATCCTATTTGGTAAAGCCAGCGCCAAAGTATAGGCCGACTATTGCTGAAACTATGTGTGTGTCTAGTGGGGTTATAACAAAGCCACGAGCTGCTTTCCAATGTATAGCATCTGGTGCACCTAGTAGCCAGTTGATGAAGCCACCCTGTACTTCTGTATAACCAACGATTACACTTACGTCAGGATACCATACTGCTACTAGCTTTGGCAACACAATAATAGAGAAGACTGCAGATAAAGCTATGATCCTACGTGTCCATGCAAAGTGCTTATCTGTCTTGCCATGCTCTCTTGCATCGCTGACTGCCCCTACTAGGGCTTTCTGATGTTCTGCTTTATTTTTGTTGCTTTGCCCCCACATGGACATAACTCCACCTAAGACAGTGGAGAAAAGCATTGTGATTAATTCTAAGGGAAGTCCAAACATTATGGGAACTCAAACGCTGTTATATTATCGGATGGTGATTTGTTTAACTTAGATTGGCTTACACGAAATGCTCTTATTCTTTTTTTCTTTTCTTTCTTAGGTCCTGCCCACCAATGCTCAGCCCAAAAGTCTTCTATATTCTGTTTGCCTGATATTACTTTACCTATATCTGCTTTCGGATGCTCTAACATATCATACACAGCTATAGCCATCTGTTGATCTGCAGATAAAGATACTATCTCAGATTGTATATCCCCAGATAAATCTATATTAGAAATCCACTCAGGTACGTCTTGTTTAAGCTTATCTTTATAATGATTCTTAGCTCTTTTTACAGCTGTTACAAAGCTATTAGGTTCATATTGCATAACACCTCTAGCAGGACCACCTCCATACTGAGCTAATGTAGGGTCCATTGTGCTATCAGATTCATGGTAAGCCATAGGCTTAATAACCTTATTGAGTATATCTTCAGGCTTTGCATTCTTTATATTAGCTGCTATAGCTAAAGCATTTTCTAAACTGTCATCTGTAGGATTTTTTTGTAATGTAGCCTCAGCCATTTTAGTATCTTCAACAGTAGGTTCTGCCTGAGGTTTAGACATGAGACCTACCTGACCGCCTTTTAGTGTAGAAGTATCCTCTTGATCTACAACAGGTGTCTCTTCTGTACTTGGTATGTTTATTTTCTGCCCAGGAAAAATCAAATCAGGGTCATCTATCTGTGGATTAGCATCTATCAACTCTTTTAAAGATACATCTTTATCTTTAGCTATAGCTGTTAGTGTATCTCCAGCCTTAACCTCAACATCATCTATTTCACCTGTATATACTTCTGGCACAGCCATACGAGCCATGTCAGCTGCGATAGCATCTTCAATATCAACACCACGCAAGTAATCTTCTAGTTCTGTCTGCATCTCTTGCATGTTCTTTTGATCATACAAGTTCATAGGAGTTATTCTAGTTTCACTATTTTTAGCTAACCTAGCACCAGCATCAGCCAAAGAAGCAGCAGTAGAACTGTACAAGGCAGTTACTGGTGTTAATCTTTTGTCTGAATTGTCATTGTTATCATTACTAGAATACGTAGGCTTTGGTGCAGAGAAGACTGCAGAACTACCTTTGTTATCTGCTGTACTAGGGCGTGAGCCTAGACCTGAGGGTCTCAGCTTAGGTGTTGGAGTACTACTGGGATTGTAGAAACTCGATATAGCGTTTGGGTCATAACCTGGTTCTGGCATATTATAAATTCCTGAATAATAGTTTGGCTGCGTTAGTGGCGATCTCTCCAAGGAACTTTCCTGATGCCGCTGATAGGCCACTAGAGTCAGTGTCGCCCCCAGCAGAAGCAGATGCCTCAGCTTGAATTTTAGCCATAGCAATGTTAGCATCCCTTTCAGCAGCATTTTCACCTGACTGCCAAGCCCAAGCAAGAACATCACGTTCACGTTGAACCATATTATTATATGCAGTCATAGTTAAGTTGTTAGCGGCAAGAGCCGCGTCACGATTAGCTTGGTTGTCAGCTGCGTTTTCAGCTGTTGTTATAGACTGCGCCCACTGAGCGTTAGCCTGTGCTACAACTAAATGGTTAGTAGCGTTGAACTGATCACGTGCATTCTCTTGATCTGTGTTAAATCTAGATAAAGCATTAGCTTCACCAGCGTTGAAACGAGACATAGCATTCTTTTGCTCAGAGTTAAACTGTGATACCTGCGTAGCAAGTGTAGCAAAGAATTGGTTAGTCTGATTTTCAGATGAAGCGTTAAACTGTTTAGCCGCATTCTCTTGTGCTGTATCAGACAGAATAGTATTAACACGCTCTTGAGCTTTAAACATGTTTGTCTGTTGCTCATTGCTTAGGTTAGTCATATCCATCTGTAAGAAAGCTTGAGCATTCTGTAGCTGGGCTTGCTGTCTATTGTTTAGATTAGCCATATCCATCTGAGACATAGCCGCTGCATCAGCCATAACCTTAGCTTGACGATTACTTAGATTAGCTAGGTTCATAGTCTGAGCCATCTTAGCATTCTCAAGAGCTACCTGCTGTTGTGCTGTAAAGTTCATGTTAGCTATCTCAGATACCTTAGCCGCGTTCTGAACCTTAGCTTGGAAGTCTTGAGTAAATTCCATGTTGAGGAAACCAGCGCGTTGACGTGCCGATTCCATAGCAACCTCTTGTTTGTTAGAGGCATCCATCTGAGCTATAGGTAGTGCAGATTCCATAGCCGCTTGTACAATAGCCATACCAGCCATAGATGAAGCAGATAAACCTCTAGCTGCCATCCTTGCGGTAGCACCTCTCATAGCTCCTGCCGCCCATGCTGGTGTAGAGCCACCCTCAAAGTCTGCCATTAGGGAAGACATCTCGTCCTGAACACTAGCCGCTTCTAGCTTCTCTGTTCCATATATGTCTTGTACTTTTTGTTGATCTACAGAAGAACCATCTATAGTTTCGCCTGTCTCAAGTACACGTGTAGGAGCATTTTCTACTTTAGCTGCCTCACCCTGAGCCGCCTCTAGCTCTAACTGTGCTAACTTTGTAGGATCTCCTGTAGCCGCTGTCATAGTAGCTTCGTCACTTACAGTACCTGTAGCTGCGGTAACACCTGCAAGTGCTTTATCTACAGCTGGAGCCGCAGTAGCTGAATCTATAGTAGATACTGGTGTGGTTGGTGAAGCTACTGCTTCTGGTGCTTGTTCAGCTGTTACATTTGTAGCTGTATTAGCGTCACCTAGTTGACCTGTACCTGTAGCAATCTCTGTACCCGTACCAGTATTAGCTACTGTATCGGCTTTGATGGTTAACTTACGAGGGTCTGTTGTTATAGCAGAAGTCATAGTACTTGCGCCACTATTAACTACAGTACCTTCATCTGTAGTAGTCTCTTCTTCCTCTGTAGTAGTACCACCTTCAGCCATCATCTTAACAGGATTACCTTCTATGGTTCTCCTAGCCGCTAGTGTGAACTTACCCATTCTAGCCGCCGCCGCAGGGTTGGATGATAGAAAGAGATTAATAGATTTTTGATCCGTAGGGCCGTTATATCCCAGCGCTGGTAAAACCTTATTCTTTAATGTTTCAGGTTTAAACCCTACAAACTTTTTTGCCATGTTATTTATTCCCTAACTGCATCCACACTGCACCAGCGATGAATGTTAAAATAGCGATTGTTGTTACCTTGACGAAGGTAGACCATATACCTCTACGTGTATCGCGCCATACGTCAAGTAGATCTCTCATATCATTTATATCTTTAGCTGCTGACTTATCATGTAATCCGATAGACGTTAGAGCTTGCTTAGCACCGCGCTTAGCTGCACGATCTAACATAGATTCTAACTCATCTGGTGTTAAGTTAATATTAGCCATTAGATAGTGCCAAACGCCGTTACGTTACCTGCTACAGTAATGTTACCGCTTGCGTCTAGCTTCATCTTGTTAGTACCGCTAGTAGCAAAGTACAAAGTACCAGAACTCTCTGTTATGGTCCAGTCACCTAAATCTACAGTAGTAGCGTTAAGAGTGGAAGCAGAGAAAGCCTGAGATGAAGAACCAGCTAGTTCTGCTTTAGTATCTATTTCTGTTTGTAACCCATCTACATTAGCAATAGTATGGTTGTGACTATCATCGGCAATCACAGTTGTTATACTAACATTACCTGACCCATCAAAATTAACGTTGCCTGAGACATCTCCAGCAAGTGCTATATTACGTGCTGTTGCTAGTGCCGTAGCTGTAGAAGCATTACCTGTTACAGCACCTGTCACATCTCCCGTTAAGTCACCAGTTACATCACCTGTTAGGTTTCCAGTTACGTTACCAGTAACATTACCCGTTACGTCACCCGTAACACCACCTGTTAAGTCACCTGTAACGTTACCCGTAACATCACCTGTAACATTACCCGTAACACCACCTGTAACATTACCTGTTAGATTCCCTGTTACGTTACCTGTAACATCACCTGTAACGTTACCTGTTAGGTTACCTGTAACATCACCCGTAACACCACCTGTTAAATCACCTGTGACATTTCCAGTAACACCACCTGTTAAATCTCCAGTTACGTTACCTGTAACATTACCTGTTAGGTTACCTGTAACATCACCTGTTAAAGAACCTAAGACACCCCCTGTAAGAATACCTGCAACGTCCCCTGTAACATTCCCAGTTACGTTACCTGTAACGTCCCCCGTAACATTACCTACAACGCCACCTGTTGCTGTTGTAACACCTGTTATACCTAGTGTACCTGCTACTGTAGCATTCTCATCTACGGTAAGAGTATCCACGTTTGCAGTACCATCTAGCCACAAGTTATTCCATTGTTGTGTAGAAGTACCTAGACTAAAATTACCTGTTACCTCTGGTACTATATTACTGTTTACATCTGCTTGAAAGTCTATAGTATCTGTAGCCGCATCACCAAAAGTAAGACTGCCAGAGATTGTAGTATTACCTGTAACACTAAGGTTACCTCCTACAGAGATATTACCTGTCGTTGTGACAGTAGCACTATTAACACCACCCGTAAAGAAAGCGTCTTTAAACCCTGCTCCTGTAGAGCCTACATCTAAAGTATTTGTTGTCTTAGGTACAACATTTGAAGATGAGATAATTACATCTTGCGCTGGTCCTACCTTAGTAATAGGTGCACCTTCACCAGAAGTACCATCGTGTTTATGTCCTGACGATGCGTTGAACCCTGCTTCAAGAGCATTGTACTCTGCATCAAAGTCGTCAGCATCAATAACGTTTCCGTTAGCAATGTTGTTACCAGTGTCTTGACGTGTATAACCTGCCATAATTTAGTCCTTACTGTCTATCATTTTGTCTATACTCTAGCAGGGCTGTGTCTAGAGTGAATGTGGGATTAGTAGAGGTATCCTCTACACGTAGTGCTATAGTCTTACCTGACCCAACAATATTAGTGTTATATACTACGTCAAGTTCACCACCAAAGGTAGAGGTGTTAAACACAGAATCTGAAGAGCCATAGAGAAATACTGCTGTACCTGTACTTTCTATTCTCTGCGTAGGAGGTTGTATAACAGACGTGCTGGTCTTAGTATCAAAGTCATATTTTATATTTAACCCTAGATCCATAGGACCTGTAGGTTTAGCATACAGAGTAATTTTATAAAAGGATTTGCGTAGTTGTGGATCAGAGAGAGGCATAAAAGGTGATTCGTATATACCGTCAATGTTAGCACCATCAAAGCTAGAGCCTGTATCCATAGTATATACGTAACCATCTCCATTAGCAAAAGCAATAGTCTCTGCTGTACCTGAATATCGGCTGTCAGCTATATGCGCTTTTATACCAAAGGTAGTAGACCAACTCATACCAGAAGCACCCTGTGCTACAAGCTTAGTAGCGATTAAACCTTTAGCAACTTCATTTTGTTCAGACTCAATAAATGCAAAGATTCTGTACTGGGCTTTCTCTCTTAAAATAACAGAAGTAAAGTTAGATGTACTACTCAAGAATTTAGTAGCATCTTTAGTAATAGGATCAGAGGCAATATCTAAACCAAAGTCACCAATACGATCAGTAGCACTTAGTAATCTAATACCGTCAGCTGCTAGATACATAATGTCACCACCAACTTCTTGTATTGTATCTCCGTTTATACAGCCCATCTTACTTGCTATAGGTGATACTTGGAAGTCAGATGCTGTACTACCCGTTAAACGTTTTATACTATCAGACGTAAATATAATAAGTTGATCACGGAATACAACTAAACCTGTTACATCAGACGAGGCACTTATAGAACCTGCCCCATCTCCTGATGCAAAGTTATCAACAGTAGAAGGGGCAGTAAAGAATACATTATTACCCTTTGCATAGAACGCTGTGTCTTTAAACACAGCTACATGCGAAGCTCCTAATACATCTGTACTACTAGCTATTGCTGTAAGAGAATTACCAGAAGTATTATAAGTAGCAGGGTAATTGACCCCATCAACAAACAAAACCTTATCGTCACCATTTAGATTATAAAGAGCACTACGTGCCTTAGTACCTAACAAAGGTCTAGCACCCATAGAAGTCCATGAAGTACCTGTACCGTAATAATACTCTGTTACATTACTAGCGTTCTTTCTAGCAACTACAATTCTTCCAGAGCTTATAACTTTTAAAGCTAAGATAGAACCTGTACCAGGAACTGTTGTAGTACTGTACTTTTCGTAACCTTTTATTTTAGAGTAGCCACCTTCTTTAGTGGCTTCAAAGTTCTGTAAAATAGTAGCCGAACCGACAGCATTACTACCATGCTGCAAGGCACTGAGATTAGAGACGAGACCGCCTTTAAACTCTATAGGAAATGTTTGCCACTGTGTAGCCATTAGAAATGTACTCTTGTATCTCGTAAATATTCTGTGCGATTGATATGTAAACTACGTAATTGTTTAATACCCTGTTCAAACTTCTGTAGTGCTAGTTGTGCTGCTTGATTGTCACCTCTAAATTGGTAAACATAATACATAGCGCCATCTATTATTGTATGCTGATATTGTTCTGGTAGACTGGGTATATCTGTCGAGCTTTCTAATTCAAACCCTAAACGAAAATATTCATATACTACTTCATACTCTTTATCAGGCGCTGGGTAAAAGATTAATTCTCTACTAGGGGTGCGTACAATGTGAGTAGGTGTACCAAAAGCGCTTGTTTCAGAGTTATACTCGGAATCAGCGTGTTTGTCAAGCCATTCTTCGTATGTAAGTACTTTTAGTTTAACAGTTTTTACGTTTAAACCTGAATTACGTTTAATACGAAAGGTATTCATATTAATAGTCTTACTATCATGCGGCATACTATAGCGAACTTCTCCTACAACAAGTACTTCTGTTTCTTCTACATGATTCCAAGGCCACTCAAACTCTTCTTGGTTTATGTGTCTAATAGATGCATTAACAGAATCTTTAGCAAAGCTGTAAAAACCTGTAGTAGTAGAGAAGTTGGCTGTTGTAAGTTCTACCTCATTAAGTCTACGATTAATATTATTAACTAGGCCAATATAATTATACGCCATTTCTATTTCTCCTTCACACGCAAGAAGATGCTACGCTCATACTGTAAACCTGCACCTGTTGTAATTCTACACATAATTGTATATCTTACATTGTTTGTACCTAAAGAAAACCTAGCAGTAGATACCTTACCAGCTATTGTACCAGTAACAAATTGTAGTCCATTAACAACACCAGAGTTTTCTACTAACGTATTGACACCAGCAGCATCTTTGATATACCAAACGGTAGCAGAAATAGTATCGTCACCCAAGAAACGAGACCAATCTACACTGTAATCTACAATTTCATCTTTATCTTTATCAGGCCATTTATATGACATATCTTATCCTTATGCTGTAATGTATACAGTATTACTTCTATCTTGCTTGGTAATATATACAGTATTACTTATGTTTTGTTTAGTGATGTATACAGTATTATCTGTATCTCTATTAGTAATAAACAATGTTCGGTTTCTATTATATTGATTTGCATAGTCTTGATAAGGGAACACAACAGCTGTTGGATTAGATAAATTAACAGACAGCGTAGTAAGTATTGAACTTAATGTTAGACTAGCTTGTGCGTCCTCATCTGAGAAATCAAAATTGTTTAATGTTAGAAACACACCTGTAATAGGCATGTTTGCCTTAGCATCAAAGTCTACTCCAGCTAGTGTAGTAACAGAAGACACACTGGGAATAACTGTTTCAGCTTTAGCATCTACGTCTGCAAAAGTATTAACGTCAAAAGAAGCAGTCGCAGCTGTAGGTATAATACTAGCTTTGGCAGAGGTGACTACAGAATTAATAGCTGTACTTACAGTATTAGAATCTAAGGTCATATTAGCTTTAGCATCAAACTCTATAGCTAAATCAATACTAGCCGAAACGTTTGTCAGGTTGTGAAAGGCTATAGCTTCGTATAATAAAACACCTGTATCAAACTGAGCACTTGTACTCGGTAAAAAGGCATTAGCAACCGTTGCAGTAGTAACCTGCGATAAAGGGGTTTCTGATAGAGTTACAAAACCTAACATTCTATACTATACTCTCTTTTTATCTTTATCATCATAGTCTCGTAAGTCACTTGTTTAAAGTTAGATAATCTTGTCAGACATTCTGGGCTTCTATCTTCGAAAGGATCAACATGATAAAAGTTAATCTCTGGGTATTCTCTTACAATCCACTCAATTTGTTTCTGCCAACCATTCGTAATACTCTCTGGGGCTACCCAACCTTCAGGTGTGTAATATAGTTCACCTGAATACAAGTTATTAACCTTACCATCAATACCATAAAAATCCATACCAACTAAAAATATATTGTCTGATTTAATTTCTTTAGCTGCAAGGTATGTAGCTGTTGCCCCTGATGAATATTTTACTGTAGATTTATGGTGGTGTTTAATGTTTGGATAGTTTTCAGATATATAGTCAGTGATGTCTTGATCAGAAGTTATTAGTATGTCAGGTTCAAACTCGTCTCTAAAGAACCAATTACAAGCTATTATGTTAGCGTTATGTATAGCCTGTAGATTTTTACCCTTACGTGATGTACCGTTACCTACTACCACTGAGTTTATCAAGAGTCTCTTCCCATTCTAAAATAACTTGCTCTGAAAAATCTTCTGTCTTAAACCACTCCCTATTCAATAATCTAATCTTTGGTTGTGTGTCTTTAGATATTACTGTAGGTATCTTTTGATTGTAGTACAATGAACAAGCTATCCTGTGAGCGCCTCCATTTATTGTTTTTACAGAATTAGAGTATATAGGATATTGTTTATTATAACCTTTTGTTTTAAAACTTTCAATCAGTAAATCAAAACTATTAATATAATCCTGTATATTATTCTTAGGTGTTTGATCCCTAATATATTTGTCTGTAGGTTCTACTCCTTGCGTCTGTGCTTGTATACACTCTTTATATATTTCTTTGTAGTGTAGGTGGTTTGTGTTTTCGTTCTTAGATTTTACATATAAATATCTACACATAATATCTAATCTAGCAGAGTCTAAAAAGTACGAAGGATCTACTTCAATAACTTTCATTATACATTACCATAGACGTGTCCGTTATTTGTATACGTATATGATAGGCTTGCGTTAATAGCATCACCACCAGCGCCCCCACCATTTTCACCTGCGCGACCCCAACCGCCACCGCCGTTAGAACCTGCGCCATCTGTGTTTGATGTTGAGCTTAGAACAGAACCACCTGGGGCAGGGCTATTGGATACGTATCCAGATACGTTGAAAGACCCCTGACCTCCTGACCAAAAAGTACCATATGAAATAACAGAACAGCTACCATATGATGTAGCTGGTGTAACACCACCACCACCTTGATCGCCACCTGTACCACCTAATACTCCGATTGTACAAGAGCCACCACTCGCATTACCGTTTGTCCTAACCATACCTGGGTGTGATAAATAACCTATGGTACTACCATTACTTGAAGCTGTGTTATATGAACTTTGACCTGCACCACCACCGCCTCCAGCACCTCCACCACCACCACCGCCACCTGCGATAAATGCACCAGAGTTGTTAGTTACTGTAGTACCTGTTGCAGTTATACTAATAGCGTGACCACCTGCTGTAGAATGACTACCGCCACGTCCAAAAATAGCACCACTGTTTATAAGTACGGAGTCAGCCACATCTATTGTTAACGAAGGTGTAGATGATGACATAGAGCGAATGTGTACGCCAGAATCTACAGTCATTATGATAGGCACTGTTCCGTCCCAACCTGCCGCTGTTGCTAGAGTACTTAAAGTAGAAGCCCCATCTATACCCGTAGAAACATTAAAAGAGAAAGCATCTTGTGCACCATACCATTCAGTCATAGACATCTGAGCACCTGCAGCCTTACCAATAAGACCTCTAACATCAGCATCATTCAAAGATGTTGAACCAGAGATGCCAAGCTCTGTCATTATATCCTGCATAGATATTGCACCGCTACTAGTTACTGGCATAATCCAAGCCCTATCTTATTTTGTGAAAATGAACCCTCCCACCAGTTATTGTATAGAGCGTTAAACTGCTCTGTCTTAACAAGTGGCATTTTAAATTTGTCAGAGTAAGACCCTATACTATTAGGTTCTTTTGAATATTCAAGCATATAGTGTAAACTAGCGTCTGCATTCTCCATACACTTAATACCTCTCTCCTTAGCATAAGACCAAAAGTCACTTTTAAAAGAGGAGCCTGATGCATAATGTAACATTATAATATTCTCACAAGCGTCTAAGTAAGCATGGTATTTAGTATTAGCTAACTCTAAAGAATCGTTTTCAAACCATTTATTTGTAGCCATGTAGTTAATATTATCTACCGTACCAAAAGAGGTAGCCTCAAGTGGCTCTAAGAAGAAAGACGCATTTCCATTATACACAATATTGTCTTTAAAATTATTTTTACGCCTATAGTTAGAAAAACTAAATGAGTTGGTAGTTCCATTAGGAACTAAGTTATACTCATCTAGTATAAACTCTACGTCTGCTTTAACTTCTTCTAATGTATTTATATCTTTATTATACATATACCCTATAGAGCAACGGTTCTTTAGGGGTATGCCAAACACCCAACCATAAGGACGGGCTATAGCTAGTGTATGACTAAATCTTGGATAATCCCAAGAGCACTGTGTTACATGAACAGCATTTACAGCAATGTACTTTGATAATTCAAAGTCTTCAAAGGAAGAAGGTTTACCAGAACAATCAATAATGTAATCCGCGTCTATGTTATCAGAGGAGACATTTTGTTCCTTTATAGATACGACATCTTTTAACTTAGAATAAACATAATCCTGTAACTTAGGTGCATCAAAATGTATTCCTGTTGAAGGGCTTGGGAAATCGTGAGTGAAAGGTTTTCCAACACTACCCCAACCCTCTTTATAAATACCTGTCTTTATAGTTGCACCCACAGCATCAAACTCTCTAGGAGAAAAGTTTAAGCATTCATTAAGTCTCCTAGGTAAACTTATCGTTGATCCTTCTCCTACAGCCTGTGGCTTTATAGAGGGGTCAAAGTACCATTCTATTTCATCTGCGTTTATATAACGGCTACAATAGGCAGCTGTCATACACCCAGCTGTACCCTTACCTACTACAGCAACCCTCAATCCATCATCCCTAATCCGAGAATCCCAAACATTTCCCATTCCCATTCTGTAAAATAATCTGCATCAAGACCTACAATAAAATTTGGTTGGTTTTGAGGTATGTCTCTTAGCTTTTGACGGAAAGTAACCCATCTACTATCAGTAGGTCTGTCAGCCATAACATACACATCTGTTTTTCGTAACATTATATTTCTGTTAACACGGAATTGAGCGCTGTAGTTTTTAACGTCTGTATCACTAAGGCCATTATTATTAGAGTTAGTCATTTTTTTTTTATCCTATTATTGTGGTTGTCTGTAAAACCTGATACTACCAGCTGCTCCATCGCCCCCAGGTAATGTAACATTTCCAACAGGTCCAGCCCCAGCACCCCCAGGTGCTGTACCATCATC